AGCCAATGCGTGATCAAATTAGCCTTTCCTGAATTGTTTGGCGCGGAGATGCCGGAACGTGAGCCCGATATCGCCTATCGGGAGCGCCTCTTGTTGGTCTTGCGCCAGGAAATAGAGGCGGTCCAGATCGCAAGTGGCAAAGAGCTTGACGAAATTGGCGACGCCTGGGGGCTTCCGCGCGATCCGGCGGGTGAAGACACCGGAGACGGTGCTGCGGCCGGTCCATCCGAACGCGGGGATTGAGGCTGATTACCGACGTCGACTGACCGCTTTGGTCGATGAAATGGCGGCTTCGGTCGCTTATTGGCTTACGGCCTCCTATAGAGCCAACGAACCAGAGATCGCTCAAGACGGCCTCGCCTCGAATGAATTGCGCGACGCCATCCGCAAGTTGGTGAAGCGCTGGCAAGATCGATTTGACGAAGGCTCTGATAGACTCGCGGAGTATTTCAGCCAGTCAGTTTCGAAGCGTTCCGATGCTGCTCTGAAGAAAATCTTGAAAGACGCCGGGTTTTCGGTCGAATTCAAGATGACCCGCGCACAACGCGATGTGTTGAACGCGACCGTCAATGAGAATGTGGCGCTGATCAAATCCATTCCCGCACAGTATCTGACGCAGGTGGAGGGGATCGTGATGCGCGGCGTGAGTACGGGCCGCGATCTCGCTCAGATTACCAAGGATCTGCAAGAGCAGCATGGCGTCACGCGGCGCCGGGCTGCTTTTATCGCTAGGGACCAATCGAACAAGGCGACAGCCTCACTCAGCCGAGCCCGCATGGTCGAGATCGGTGTCGAAGAAGCAATTTGGGTTCACAGCGGCGGGGGGAAGCATCCGCGGCCTTCGCATCTTAAGGCAGGGCGTGATCGCGTCCGCTACGACGTCAAGGAAGGCTGGCTCGATCCGGCCGTCGGCAAGCACATCCTGCCGGGTGAGCTGATCAATTGCCGATGTATCGGACGCGCGGTGATCAAGGGATTTTCGTAAATGTCGCTAGCGTTTCGAATGGCCTTTGATTCTGAATTCAGAGAACGGTTCGTTCAGGCTCTTAAAGACAAGCGCGAGAAGGTAAACCAGTTCCGCGCCGAAGCCGAAGAGCGGCGCAGGGAGAGCCGAGAACGGCTACCTGAGAAGCCCCGCTTCGAGCACGTTTCTTTCGATCCGCCTCTGTAGGCGATTAATCTAAGGATCATTCATGCGCAAATTGCTTTTCGCCGCGGCCATTTCCTTGGCCGGGATTGCAGGCGCTCATGCTCAGCAAGCCGCTTGCGACCCCGATCAGCTTAAGTCCGTCTATGCCCACTATCAGGCGTCAGAACTCGACAAGGTCGTGATGCAGAAGGCGCTCAGCTCAATGACGGCGGAGGTCGCGAGCCTGAAACGCCAGATCGAAGAGCTTAAGAAGAAGTCCGTTCCGGCGCCCGCCAACTTTTCGAAGCCCGGCAAAGCGCATTCTGGCGGCAAATAGGCAGACCTGACCGATGCTGCAGACAACGGCAAGCGCCGGCATCCCAGCCGGGCTGCGTCGTCGTGCCTATGACGCCGATAACCTGAAGTCTCCGGCCGGCCATGCCGCGGGCACACTTTATGTGGCGCCCGATGGTGATGTGCTGCTGTTGCGCCGCAGTTCGAAGGAACAGAATTACCCCGGCTATTGGGCGCTCCCTGGCGGAAAGGCCGAGGACGGAGAGACGCCTGAAATCGCGGCCCGCCGAGAAGCCCTAGAAGAGATGGGCTCCGCGCCGGAAGGTGATCTGAAGATCATCGATCGCCGGATCACGCCGACGGGAATGGTGTTTCACACCTTTGGCCAGCCGGTCGCTGAGAAGTTTGTTCCAAAGCTCAATGACGAGCATGCGGGCTATGCTTGGGCACCTCTGAGCCAATTGCCTGGCCCACTTCATCCTGCCGTAGCTGACACGATCAAACTTCAGCTGCTCGACGGTCGCGAAGCACAGGACATGGCGCCGGAGGATTGGACCGGCCTCATCGATGGCCTGCTGAAGTTCTTCGGGGAAGAGGCCGAAGAGCCTGAGCATCAAGATAAGAGCACGGCGCAAGATTCGATTGCGATGGACCGAGAAAGTGTCCGCCGCTTCGATCAGGACGGCCATTTGCATATCGAGCGCACGCCGATCAGCAAGGCCAACATCTGCCCTTATTGGGGCCGTGAGATTCCCGGCTTTGATCAGCTCGGGCTCGATCCGAACAAGACCTACAAACTTCTCAGGCATCCTGACGAATTGAAAAAGGGCGCATCGACGTTCGATGGGAAGCCGCTTCTTCACATTCACAAGCCGGTTAGCGCAGATCAGCATCCGCGACAGGATGTTGTTGGCTCGATCGGCACCAATGTGGAATTTGAGCACCCCTACCTTTGGGCGCCGCTGAGCGTATGGGATGGGAATGCAATCAAGCGCATTGAGTCCGGCGACCAGAAGGAGTTGTCTTCCGGCTACCAATACAAGCCAGATATGACGCCCGGCACTTATGAGGGTGAGCCATATGACGGCGTGATGCGCGACATTGTTGGGAACCACGTCGCTCTCGTTGAAGAAGGCCGAGCCGGCCCAGATGTCGTCGTGGGAGACGCTGCGCAGCAAAGCCTTTGGGCCGGAAAGTTCGCTCTCGACGAAACCGAGGAAGAGAAAGAGCAGGCGCACGGCAAACTCAATGAACGCGAAGAGGCCATTGCGAACAAAACGCCGGCCGAGCGCGAAGAGATTCCCGAGTCCGTCTTCCTGAAACCAACCACACGGAAATATCCCGTCAAGAAGAAGATCGATGGCGAATGGAAATATTCGCGCGACCTTCTTTTGGCGGCTGCGCGGCGCGCGCGACTAAACGGCAACGCCACACTCGCCGAACGGGCGGATGCCATTCGCAAACGAGAGTTCGGCGGGGCCAATGATCATAAGGAGTCCACAATGGCCGGAAAAACGCTGCTGACCCGGAAGGCCGCTGTGGCCCAGGGTGCTTTGATGACCTATCTCGCGCCGAAGCTGGCAAACGACGCGAAGATCGACCTTACGCCCATTCTGGCGGGGATCACGGTCAAGAATTACGACGCCAAGCGTGCTGACATCGCCGCTTCGATCAAGAAGGCGACGGCGGGTAAGCTCGCCCAGGATGCCAATCTCGAAGACCTCACTGGTCTGCTCGATGCCCTCAAAGAGGTCAAGCCGAGCGAAGACGAAATGGCGCCGAACGCCGGCATGCCGCAGGCCGGAAAGGTCCGCGGAGCCGACGAGGAAGACACCAAGGGCCGCATTCGCGAATTCCTGAAGGACAAGCTGTCGGAAGACGACATGAAAGCTTGTGACGAGCTTTGGGATGACGGGGACGAGCAGGAAGCCATGGACGAAGAAGAGACCGAGGCGGAGCGCAAGGCTCGCGCCGAGAGCGCCGCGCGCGACGAAGAAAAAGCCCAGAAGGCCATGGATGCCGCGATCAAGAAGGCCACGGATTCGGCCGTCAAGCAGGCACGCGAACTGGAGCGCAATATTCGCTCGGCTGAAGAAGACGCGGCCCGCTATGTCGGGCGGCTGTCCATCGCATTCGATAGCGCCGAAGAGGTCTACAAGACCGCGCTTACGATGGTCGGCGTCGATGTGACCGGCGTCCATCCGAGCGCCTACAAGGCAATCCTGCATGCTCAACCTGTCCCTGGCAGCGCGCGGCATGAAGGTAACGGCGGCCGTCAGATGGCTACTGATGCTGCGTCTGGGGCGAGCTTCTACGCTCTCTTCCCGGAAGCCAAAAGCCATCCCGTCAAAACCCTCTGATCGGGCAACGTCACCGTCAGAAAGGATCATAGGAGACAACAATGTCCGCTTCTCAGGGCTTTCAAACTCAGGCCTATTATAACCCGGCACCGGGCGTCGAAGGTGACTTCGCCAGCACGAACCCGCGCGCCACTGTTCTTGCCGGTCCCGGCGGCCTCATCGCTGGCGATAATGGCCTCGTCGTGGGCCGCTTCGCCTGGACCACGGATGAATTCGTGGACGCCGACGGCGCGCCGGCCGTTGCGAACAACTATGGCGCGGGCCCGGTGGCAGGCTTCGTCCATCGCGAACAGCAGGGCCTCATCACTGTTTATCTCGAAGAAGCCACGATGCTGGTGCCCAAGGGCTTCCCGGTCACGGTCTTCGACGGCGGTGACTTCTGGGTGAAGAATAACGGATCGGCGCAGGCGCTGCCTGGCATGAAGGCCTACGCCAACTTTGCCGACGGCACCGCGACTTTCGCCGCAAGTGGCGCGGCTTCAGGTGGCACCTCGTCGGCATCGACGATCGCGGCGGAAACGTCGTCTTCGACTGGCTCGATCAGCGGCAATGTTCTGACGGTCACGGCGGTCGCATCCGGCACGATTTACCCCGGCACCGTCATCTCCGGCACCAATGTCGCGACCGGTACGCAGATCGTTGAACAGCTTCTTCCCCTGGAAACGGGCGAGGCGGTTGGCGGCATCGGCCGTTACTCGGTCAGCATTCCAGAGCAGACGGTTGCATCGACGGCCATCAGCGGCGGCTACGGTCTCTTGACCGTCGGCGGCACGCTCACCGGGTCTTTTGGCCCTGGCGACACGCTGAGTGGCACGGGTGTCACGGCCGGCACTACGATCTGGCAGCAGCTCACCGGCACGACCGGCGGTGCGGGCACCTATGTCGTGTCTCCGTCGCAGACCGTTTCGTCTGGAGCGATCAACTCGGCGACCAATGTAGAGACCAAATGGGTGTGCCGTTCATCCGGTCTGCCCGGGGAGATCGTGAAGATCTCGTCGTGGCCGCAGGGCTAATCCTTCCACCTTTTGCTTCATCGGAGCATCTAAAATGACCTTCAACACCATTCAGGAGGCCGCCACCGCGTGGCGCTCCCACCGCCCGATGTTCGAGGCGGCGGGCATCTATGTCGGCGACGACGTTCGGGGCTATGCCACTGACGAAGTCAAACGCAACTATCTCGCGATGGATGCGCAGCCGGTCCTTTCGACGGCGCCGAATACCGGCATTCCGGCGTTCCTCACGACGCTGATTGATCCGACGCCGTATCGAGTTCTATTCGCGCCAACGCGCGCGGCTGAGATTTTCGGCGAAACCCGTAAGGGGACGTGGATCGATCAGACCGCAATGTTCCCCGTTGTGGAGCATACCGGCGAAGTTTCGAGCTACGGCGATTTCAACGAAAACGGCCGAGCCGGCGCCAACCAGAACTGGCCGCAGCGCCAATCCTATCTGTTCCAGACCGTTGCCGAATATGGCGAGCTCGAAATCGAGCGTGCTGGCCTCGGTCGCATCAACTGGGTTGGCGAGGTCGACGGCGCGGCGACGAATGTTCTCTCGCGCTTTATGAACACGACCTATTTCTACGGCGTCCAGGGGCTCCAGAATTACGGTCTTCTGAATGACCCGAACCTTTCCCCGGCGCTCACCCCGTCGACGAAGGCTTACGGTGGCGTGAAGTGGATCAACAATGGCCAGATCGTCGCGCAGCCGACGGAGATCTTCGCCGACATTCAGGCCCTTTGGCTTCAGGTCGTGTCGCAGACGAACGGCATTGATCAGCGCCAGGATCAGATCGACGCGGAAGCGGAGATGACACTCGGCGTTCCCCCGGATGCTCTCGTAGCGATGACCGCCACCAATACCTTCGGCGTCAATGTGAAGGGGCTTCTCAAGGAGAACTTCCCGAACCTTCGGGTCGTTTCTGCCGTGCAGTATGGTGGTCAGTCTTCGACCAATCCCGTCGGCAACCCGGCTGGCAATTTGATCCAGCTCATCGTTGGCGACATTGCCGGTCAGAAGACCGGCTATTGCGCCTTCAATGAGAAGCTGCGCGCTCATCCGATCA